GCTCGTTACCTCTTCGTATGCTTTTTCTATAGGGCTTTCCTCGTATCCGCATTCACGCAAGACTGCTTCCATGTTGCCGAACATTTCTACCTCGTTCTTCTCAGATTGTCCGAGGTATTGCTTTCCAAGGAATATCAAAAGTGCGGTATTGCCATTCTCAGCGTGTTTCCATTGGAGTTGACGAAGTTTTATTTTCATCTGTTCCTTGCCTACCTGCAGTTCATCCCTAAACTTATTGCGAATCGTTGATTCATCTACAGCGAAGAATCGTGCTATTTCTGTAATACTACAACCCATCGTAGATAGCATTTGTACCTTGTCTGGGTCTATGTTTTTGGCTTTGTAGCCTGTCTTTTTTCTACTCATCAATAATATCCATAAAGGCTACATCCTGGAACAGTCCATTACACTTAGATAGGCAACGTCTCCAGTAGGTCTTTGCTGATGATACGCTAACACCTATTTGGGATGCGATAAGTGGAAACGAATGATTGCGCAGTCTCATCAGAAACACTTCCTTTTCTCTGCTAGAAAACATATCGTATGCCTTGTGTGCAGCAAGTTGAAAGTTTCTGAGTTCAGGCTCAATGAGACCTGATCGAAACGCTTTCATCTTATCGCTGTACTCCGATGCGAGTTCCATTGCTTCGTTTAGCGATTCTACCGAGTCTTCTGATATCCAATCCATGTGTGTTCCTTTTGTTTACAAAAGTTGGGAAAATTTTTACAGGCGAGTAGAGGCCAGTAGAAAGGCTGCCCTTGGTATAGCACCCCCTACCCCTGGTTTATGTATAGTAAATTTATGTATAATTATATTAAAAAAGAATATATTATTCTTTGGTTATGTGAGGGGAAATATAATATATATTCTATTTTATTCTACATTTAAAAGAAGTATTAAAAAACTATTGCTTTCCGTTTAGTTTCTATTTGTTTGTTTAGATACCTATTTTATTTGTTTTATTAGTATATTGTGTGTATATTGTAAACAATAAAACGAAAGGAAACTTAAAATGAATCTATTAACACAAAATAATAAAATAAGAAAAACAGCTAAGCACTTTAATGTGAAGCTATTCAACTTTTCAATACCTGCCTATAAATCAAAATCAGGATTTACAACTTGCCCTAGTGCAGACATTTGTGTGAAATTTTGCTACGCTCGAAAAGGTGCTTATCCACTCGCTAATAAATGGAGCGAATTAAAATTACAAGCAACGTTTAAAGATGATTTTGTTGCAGCAATAAATAAAGATATTAAAGATAAAAAAGCGGAATTTGTTAGAGTACACGATTCAGGCGACTACTACTCGAAAGAATATCTTTTAAAATGGTTTGAAATTGCTAAACAAAATCCGAACGTTAAATTTTATTCATATACTAATGAGGTAAATATGATTAAAAATTTAAAATCAATTCCAATAAATTTTGATTTTATATTTTCTGACAGTGGAAAGGAAAGGGAATTCATAAACAAAAAAAATGATAGACATACTAAGATCTTTGGAAGTTTAAAAGCCCTCAAAAAAGCAAACTATAAAGACAGCTCAGAGTTTGATTTATATGCGACTAGATGGTTCAATAAATCAAACAATGTGGGCTTAATTATTCACTGAATCCTAACTGAAGAGCTTGTAAGAGCGAAACAAGTCACAAATCTGTGGCTTGTCTTAGGTTAAAACGAAAGGAAACTTAAAATGAATCAAGAAATTAAAATTAAATCTATTAGATATTTCGAAACAAATCGAGGCGTTGGTTATGAATGCAAAACAAATTGTGGCTCAATTTGGAACGATGGAAGAGGTGGGGCAACTTATTTCGACCCTAAATCAAATGAATTTAACCATCTCTTAAGAATAGATGAATTCGAATTGGAACGTTTAATAGATGATTTTGAGGGGGTTGAATAAATAAATCCTAATTGATGAGTTCGTAAGAACGAAACAACCTCAAAGTATTTGGGGTTGTCTTAGGTTAAAACGAAAGGAAATTAAAATGAATAAAAAAGAATTTATAAAAGAGTTTTTTGGCTTTTGCTTTTTATGTTTTCTAGGCTATGTTTTGCTAGTTATGGCTTTTTTATTTTAATAATATTTTACGCAGGGTAATTTTTATTTTTAATAATATTTTACGCAGGGTACCTCAAGATCTTAATAATAAGATGCACAGGGTAATTTTAAATTCTAATAATAATAACGAAAGAGTAATAAAATGAAACAATGTGAATGGTGTGGTATTGAAACTCAAGAACCACTCAAAAAAAACTTTACAAATGATGATTGTTGTGTAGATTGTATTGATGATGCAAATATTGAAACGAGATTTATTAAAAATTGTGATGATATAGAACGCTTGAAAGATTACGAATTGAAAGATATCGTTTTATCTTTAATAGTGCGTTCTGATATAAGTCTTGATTATTTAAATGAGATTTATTTTGAAAACAAAACGAAAGGGTAAAATAATGTATAAACATAAACCAACACAAATGAGTAAAAAAGAACAATCAGATTATAATGAATGGCGTAAATCTAAAGAATTCACAAAAGATTTAGATACTGATATTAAATCCGATTGGTATAAAAAAGACTATTTTGATGAATGTTACAATTCAGGAAATTTAGATTTTAATTATGATGGGTTAGTGTACAATTACGGAGCCATTGGAATTGCAACGGAAGAACAGCAAAAAAAGGGATTTAAAAAATATTTTTGTTATGTTAGTAATTTAGATTTTGACTCCAATAACCTTGAAGAAGTCGAAAGATTTCTTTGGGATGAGTGGGTTAAATATGAATCAAATTATAAACGTAATCAAGAAGACACTCCAATTCACACCATATCTTAATAATAATAACGAAAGGGTAATAAAATGAAAAAAGATAAAGAAACAATAATGGGAGAAATTTACGAAGAATTTTTCCCTTGGTTAAACGATGGTATATCTAAGATTCAAGATCAATATGGTGAGCCACATGGTGAATGGCAATGCTCTGATTCTTTAGATATGGAATTTCGTGAGACTTATGATAAATTAGCTGAGTGTATTTATAAGCAATTAATTGAGAATGAAATTTTTGAATAAAGTGAGGTGGGATAATGGCTAATAATACACCCCTAAGGGTATTTTCTATGTTCACAGGAATTGGTGGATTCGAAGTCGGACTCACTAATTCCAATCTTACGTATGAAATGGTAGGTTTTAGTGAGGTAGATAAATACGCAATCCAAATCTATAACAAACATTTTAAAGGAATAAAAAATTATGGAGATGCAACAGCAATCAATGAAACTGAATTACCAAACTTCGACTTACTCGTTGGAGGATTTCCTTGTCAAGCTTTCAGCATGGCAGGAAAAAGAAAAGGATTCAACGACACAAGAGGTACGCTCTTTTTTGATATCGCAAGGATTCTCTCCGAGAAAAAACCCAAATATTTTATACTCGAAAATGTTAAAGGTTTACTTTCTCATGACAAGGGAAGAACTTTACAGACAATCTTTGGGGTTCTCTCCGACTTGGGGTATGAGTATCAATGGGAAGTACTTAATAGTAAGAACTTCGGAGTCCCACAGAATAGGGAACGAGTGTATATTGTCGGACATCCTAGAGGAACAAGTAGACCCAAAATATTTCCTATCGGAGAAAGCAAAGAAATATCTGATACGAGCAGAGAATCGAAAAGGTCAGAAAGTAGCCAAGTATCATCAACGATAACGAGTAATTATAAGCGTGGTGTTTATGAGATGGGTGAGCAATATATTGTAGAGAACAAACTGAAACAAATAGGTAATATAGATACTAAAGGTCATAATTCTATTTGGGGAAGGGTATATGATACGCAAGGAATATCTGCAACAATCAATGCTCATGGTGGTGGACTTGGTGCAAAAACAGGATTGTATAAAGTCCAGGTGCGAGAGGCAACGAAAAAGGGTTACGCAGTTGCTGAAGAAGGTGATTCTATTAATTTATCTGTTCCTAACTCTAATACTAGGCGTGGAAGGGTAGGTAAGAAAATCGCTCAAACCATCGACACAGGTATGCAACAACACACACTTCAGGACTCTCAGATCCGTAGGCTTACCCCAAGAGAATGCGAACGACTCCAAGGATTCCCTGACGATTGGACGGAAGGAATCTCAGATACTCAACGATATAAATGTTTGGGTAATGCAGTAACAACGAACGTGATTACTGCGATAATCAACAAACTTTATCCTAATATTTAAAACGAAAGGGTATCTTCTTCTACACCTGGAAACTTCTTCCGAAGTCTGTTTCTAGCTGCAAGTTTATCTCTGTTATAATTATACTTACCCTTAAAACACTTGGTCATCTCATCGACTTCCGTAACAGGATGCCATGTAATCGCTAGTTTACAATGGACTACATTCTGTTCATTTTGGTAAGCATATGGACATTTCCCTGAATCTGCGTGTTTGCATGGGCTATCCTCTCTAATAATATGAAACTCAGGGTCAATAATATTGTGGAACGAAGGGTCAATTAGCTCTTCAAAGGTTTTTTCGGTTTTCTCTTTATTTTTCACTTTGTCTACACACACACAGTGTCGTATCTGTCGTAAACTACTAAAAAATGTCGTTCGTGTCGTAAAGTACGACAGTTACGACAGTTACGACATGGGGTGTGTTACGATTCATCTTTGATAATTTCTAGGTCTGTTTTCTTAAATAAGCCCTGTTTTTCCTTCTTGATCAACCCTGCTGTAAGCAAATCAGCAATCCATCGATCTCCTGTCCTGCGTGTCAAATTGAACTGATTTTCGACCACATTTAAGAATCTCGATGTATCAAATCTGTCATCCATTTCATCCAAAGCTTCCTTATATTGACCCAATTTGTTTACAGGCATAAAGTGAACCGAAGGATTCTCAACGATACCTTTCTTCGTAAACAAATGCGTATCATTCGACCATTGCAGCAGAAAATGATGGTGCGATGCATTGCTAATTCTACTCTTCACAATGCGCATCAATCGATACTCCGTATTTACCGAGCTTCTGCCAAGCAATATCCCAAACTCAATCCAATTCTGAAGACTACTCGCACCCTGCATACGCTCTAAGCTCAACTCGGTCTCACCCATGCTTTTATTAAAGTGAGCCACAAGTATCAGCGATATGTCATTCGCAGTCACCACATTATCAATCCTACGCAATAACTTCTTAATCTCATCGTTTCTCGATAGATTTACATTCGTACTCGCATATAGATTGTCCACTATCAGCAACTGCGGTTTGACTTTCTCTACTGTGTTTCCTATTTTTTCCCACACATCATCGAATGTATCATTATCGAACACATTGATGTGTAAATTTTGGAGTCCTTCGTGCGTTACATGGAGATTTGATATGATTTTCTGTATCCTGCGATTGACCTCATCATTCGATATCTCCAGATTCACATACAATACACTATAGTCTTTCTTTATCGCATGACCCATGAACTCTCCAATACCACACGCTATCCGTACCGCCATCTCCATCACAAAGTAACTCTTATTAGCACCTGTCATACCACCGATCACTGTCTTCACCCCTTTAGCGACCAAGTCTTCTACTATCCAGTCCACAGGTTTCGGTGTTATTTTTAATAAATCCGCAGCAGTGGTGACCTCAAATGATTTCTTGCCTTGACCAAGTATATCGTCAATGCGCACACCATTCTCTGCGTGATCGGTAATATCTTGACCAATATTTGACCCATTAGGGTGTACGACTGTTTTCACTCTACCCATGGCGCAACTGCTCCACGATACTGAGCGAACCATTGACCCCTGCTTCATCGTTATCATACATCACACGAATCTCCTCAAACTTGCGTAATATATCGATATACTGAACAGGAATCTTACTCATACACCCTGCGGTCAAACATATTGCCTGATGTCCTTGCGAAATACTTGTTATCACGTCTTTTTCTCCCTCTACGATTAATAATGGCTTACGAAGGTCGTACTTACCAAACATATACATCGGATAGATTGTATTCCCATTGTGTCCTTTAATTCCATGTTTTTTGTGCCATTTAATATTGACCAATCTACCTTTTATATCATGAATACCAAATACCAAACATTGTTTTTTCACATCATATCCCACTAAACAACTGCTGACCACATCCTTTTTCCATCCATATTTCTTCTCAGACCCTGCCATAAACTTGGTCAGAAAATAATCTTGGTACGCAAACATCAAGGTAGCCCACGACTCATCGACAAGTTTAAATTTCTCGACCGCATCGAACCTTGGCTTCGGAGCATACACCCTCTTCGTGTCTTCTATACCCATTTTTTCCTTGAATGTTCTAATACCACCCTGACCACATCCACTTCTGCAGATCCACGCACCTTTCTCCACATTGAATCCAAACGAAGGCTTGGAATCTTCATGAAAAGGACATTTTGCAATATATTCGTTACCATAAGATTGTTTGATACCATCCAGATATTGACTAAAAAAATTAAGATAATCCACTCTCCCTCCTTAAATTTTAAGGTTTTAACTTATCAAGCTCTAAACAGCACTTAAATACCTTCCATCCCCAGTCTAGCTGTTTGCGACTAATGTTATGATGCGTGAACGCACCTGTATTCTTATCGAGCCTCAGTACATACCCATATTCAATCTTAGCCTTCGGTTGCATCCTTTCGTACATATGGCAGTAT